AATCAAGCACCTCGACACTTTTGAGTGTCTCAATGAAATCCATACCGAAAGGCTTAACAGTTTCACCTGACCTGCGTGTTACTTCCCATGCTAACCAATAGACATCGCTCTGCTTTTCTTCATCGCGAAACGCCTTGTGGAAGCCCTTTTTAGCGTACTGCTCGAATGAGTACTCCACTGCTGGAGTGATCTCGCCTTCCAATACGCTTCCATCTGTACGAACTATCTTTAGTTTTGCCATGGTTTGCCCCTTTGTTAGTTTTTTAGAATGTGCCTGTTGTGGCTACTGCAACTGTTGAGTTAGCAGTAAATGTGATTGACTGTGTGCCAATATCGCCAACAGCACCATTGATGTCTGTTGTGTTATTGACTAGCAATGAAACTGTGTAAAGAGGGTTAGTCGCTGAGACTGCTGTTCCCTTTGTCTGTAGGAATACTGCTGTGACAGTAGTACCCCATGCAGCTTGTAGTGTTGCCAATACATTTGTCGCTGCTGTGTCATTTAGGAAATCGATTGTCACTGTTGATGACTCTAGACCCTTTACGAACTTGTGTGCTGTGTCACCCATTGCGGTAACTTCTAGCTCATCAAAAACGCGGTTGATTGTTACTGCTGTTACATGGTCTGAAAGATCGACAGAGTTAATCTTCACACCTACATTGTTATTTAGAAATACAGCCATGAGATTATTCCTCGTCCTTCTTAGTAGTTACTGGCTTTGGTGCTGTTGGTGCTACCTGCCCGATTTTGATCAGGAAGGCTTCGTTTTCTTTTTCCCACTCGGACATTTTAGCTCCAGCTCGTTAGGATTGATACGGACATCTCGCAGCTGAGAAGGTCTCCCGAAGCAGCGTTGAGAATACTAGGTGCGCTTATCGCGCTTACATTATAAACAAGAGATGATGCTGCGAGCTTAGCGAACACGCCACAGACAGTATCTTCAATCCCGTTAAGGTTGCCTTCATTATCAAACAAAGGTACAGTCATAATAATCTTAAAGTTAGCCATTGGGCTTATGCCAATGTGCTGATTGTTTGTTGGCGTCAGATAAGGATCATCTGGTGACACGATGACAGAATTAGCAAGGACTGTTGCCGGTGGAAAGGCAAAAGTTTGCCACTTGGCATTATCTACTAGAGCAGTTGCTAAAGTGGTTCTAAGAGTAGTGATGGCAACAGGCATCAGCCCACCATCGAACGCGGATCAAGTGCGTGAGCGATCAATCCTCGCACCTTAGCGAGAAGCTGTGCGCTCATTCGGTAAGGGCTTGGCTGGAAATCGACAGCGTTACTACCTGAAAGGGTTGCAGTACGCGCTTGCCAGATCTCGACAGATATCATGAGAGCTGCTTGCTGGATTGCCATATCGGTAGTCCAGTCTGTGTAAGTCGTGGTCGATACAGATCCGTAAGGATAAATCGGATGATAACCCTGAGCAGTCGCGTGAGTAGTGTTCACGCTAATTGAAAAACCATTAACGGCGGTAATTGTTTTAGTGCCGTTATATAAACTGCCTGAGTTGGCAATCGTAACGCTTTGACCAACATAAAAAGTATCGCGCACATTGTCATTAAAGTATAGAGTGCCTGAACCTACTGTGTTTTCATGTGCGACTGTAAACCATTTTGGAGCCCATAACATTGGAAGCAGAACTGCATCTGTTGCATCGCATACTTCCTGCAAGGTTGCATCTGGGTACAATGTGCCGACTCCGAGAGTGCTGCGAAGTTCTGCGACTGTTGTAAGTGCCATGATGTCCTTTCTAAAGACTCTAGGGAGTCAGAGGGCTACTGACCCCCTAGAGCGACTTAGTGAGTTTGTTACGCCTTGTTGTTCTTGAATGCGCCAGCTGCAACCTTAGTTGCAATAGCACCGAATCCGTAGTAACCAACTGTTACTGATCCGTTAGCTGTTGACTCTGCGCGTAGGCGGTATGTTGGTGACTCGTACCATGTGTATGCATCTGGGTTAACGATTAGGATTGTTCCATCGCCATCGCCACCGTTTGTTGGATCTACATAAAGGTTAAGTCCTGCAACATTACCTGTTAGTGATGTTGGTGCTACTTGACCGCCAGCGTTCATTGGCTGTGATGCTGTGTAGATTGGACGGCCTGCATCGTTTAGAGACATGATGTTTGACCATTGTCCTGTTGATACGACCATGTTGCGAGCAAATGGATTTGCAAGTCCTGCTGTTGCTCCATAAACAGAAGCTGAACCGCGAGCAACAATTCCTAGCAACTCTGCTGCTGTTGGATATGTTGCAACTGTTGTTGCATCTGTTGTTGCTCCAGAGATCAACGCTGCGTTAACTGCTGCGTTTGTTGCCTTTGCGTAAGCTGCTGCCATGTTGCGCACTAGCTCATCAAAGAATGCTGGAGATGTACGATCTAGCAATTCAACAGAGAATGTCTGTTGTCCTGCGTACTTCTGTACTGTTACAGATAAGAAATTAGAGTTTTGATCTGTGTCGCTGAATGCATCGCCTTCTGGCTCGATCGCAACTGTTGGCATCTGTGTGATGCGTGGGATCTCAAAAGTCATACCTGCATCTGGAAGCACTCCGCGTGAGATTGCATCGATTGATGGACGAATTGTTGTACCCAATGGGTTGATGATTTCAGACAACTGACGAGTTGGAACAAGTCCTGCGTTATCTGTGGTGTCTGCTGCTGCGCGTAGGTATTGACGAGCATCCTCATCGCCTAGTGCTGCGCGGATTGAGTTTTCTGCGTACTTAGCAGCTGTAACTTCAATGCGTGGCTTTGTGTAGTATGCTGCTGAAACAGTTGGGCGAGCAGCTTCGACCGCTGGTGCTTCAACTGGTGTTGCTTCGACTGCTGGAGTGGTTTCTTCCACGGTGGCTGTCTCGCTTTCTGTTGGTTGGGTTGATTCTTCTACAGCAGATTCTTCTGCTGCAATATCAGTAACTTGAGCCGACTTAAATGCTGGCTCTGTTACCAAACTTACTTCGACCAAGCGAGCAGCGGATACATATGTCACGCCATCCTTGATCTTTGACTTTAGGACTTCTGCCCCGATTGACAAACCTGATTGCAATCCTTCTTCTGCAAGGATAAGAGCTTCTGTACCGCGCTGTGATCGACTAACAGAAAAAACTGCATCGATTGAGTTCTCTGATTCGCTAAATGAAACCATGCGACCAAGAGGCTTCTTGTTATCGTGTTGGCTTAGCAACTTAATTGCCTTAGGATCTTCGATAGCAATAGATCCGGAAGCAAAGATGACCTTGCCCATATTGGTAGATCCAGCCTCAACATTGAGAGGCACAATCTTGCCTGAAACTGTGCGATTGGCTGAGTCTGCTGTAAGATCAGCTGAGAATGTAATTACTTGATTCATACTAGACCATTATTTCCGTTAGGTGTTAGATCAGTCATTTCCATCGCTTGCTCTGGAGTAATCAGGTTAAGCGTTAGCAGTTTTTCAATGACTGCCAATTCTTGAAGTGGATCAGTACGCAAGAAGTTCTTATCAATATCAAACTTCACGACATTGCCGCGAGCCGTAATGTCATCCATAGACAAACGATCTTCAATCGCTGTAATAAATGGCTGCAAGGATAATGTTAAGAATTGCTTACGCTCATCTTGCACATTGGCATAAGTCATAGAGTTATTCTGATCTGCTGAAACATAGTAAGCAGGAACATTGCATAAGCGCGCAATTTCAGTCGCAAGATTAAAAATTGCTTCACCGTACATCATGTCCTTAGGTGAGAATGAGACTGGGGTATATTCTAAAGTAGATGTCAGGTAAGCAGTTGAGCGATTGTTACGAGCAGTTCGCCATGCAGCAAGAAGTCCGGAAACTTCTTTAGGATCTAAATCTGCACCTGTGTTTTTAATGTAACCAGTTGCCATTGGAGTAGCTGCTGCGATTGCCGCTGCCTTTTGGACATCGATTGCCGCGCGAATTGTTGAAGCACCTGTGTTAAGAATGCCATCACTCAACGATTGGAATGTTACAAGAGATCCCAATCCGTCCATTGGTAATGTTGTGCCATCAACTGCATAAGATCTAACAAATGTATTTGTGCTATCTAGAGTAATTGTTACTCGGTTGTTAGCAATCCACTCAAAGCGAGATGGTCTGCCATCTTCCTGATAAACCTCAACTACTTTCCAGAATGCTTGACCATACAGAAGTAATGAATCGACAGTCCATGCAATCGTGACAGATCGTGGCTGTGAATATGAAGGCTGCTCTAACCATGCAGGTGAGCCTAATTCTTCGTTAGTAGATTTTTTGTAAAGCTCTAATGGGATTGCTCCGATTGTGCCAGCCAGTAAATTACGGCAGCGCATAAGTGCAGGAACTGACATCGCTTCTGTGCGACCGATGTATGCAGTCTGAAACGGCATTGCATAAGGTGAATACTCGCCCAATACTTGAGGCGCAGCTTGAGCCTGAACTAAAGGCTTAGATTCTAGACCAAAGGCTTGCAATAATTTACCCATAGACATAAATGGTAGCACATGTCAAGCATTTGACATATTACATAGGGTGTGTCTAGGTGTAAATCTGAGGTTTAGCAACTGGGATCATCAATTTGCTTACCACCATTGCCAGACCAATAGGAGCTGAGATATCTCCTGCTGACTTTCGTTTGATGATGCGCCAAGCCGAGTCATTGACTTTAGCTGCGCAATTATTCATCTGCTGAATTAACTCGGCTTGCCCATTGTGCACTACGCGAGCATTGACCAAGCCTTCTAAGAGATCTCCACAGGCTTTATAGAATTGCTGACCCGAAACATCCTCGACCATAACTCCAGCATTAGCCAAGCGATCTGCAATAGTCTGGGTGGCGTACTTGTCAAAACAGACTATGCGCGGTTTATATATGTCGCACCATGCCTTTATACTCGCTGCCATCTTTAGCTCATCGATAGCGACCTGCGAGCTGTAGGTCTCCAGAATCCCGATGCCAATCCGCCCATCTGGGAGAAGTTGTCCTGCGACCAATGATCCGTTCCTGCGTGACGGACTGACATCGAAACCAAATACAGTATAAGCCCCGGGAGCCATTTCTAGTGTGCTATCGGATGTGTCCTCTAGGACTCCATGCGGCCAAGGACTACTTAACGAATCTATCCATTGGCAAAGAGTTTCAGTACGCGTGTTCTCAATCGGTGAAGTAGCAATCGCTTCTTCAATCGCTTCTTCTGTGATGGTGTATCCCAAAGAGGGGTTAGCCAAAGCCCATG